AACGAAAGCAGTCCATCAGCACAGCCAAGCGCCACTGGCGCAAATGCAGTGGCTATAGGTGACAGCGCTGTATCAAGGGATACAAGTACACTCGCAGGACCACATTCTAGAGCGGATGGTGACTATTCGGTTGCTCTGGGAATTGCTAACAATAGCAGCTCTTATGGCGCTGGTGGAGACTACTCAATCAGCCTCGGATACCAATCAAGAGCCATGGCACTTCAGTCGGCCACACTTGGGGCAGGCGCTTACGTTGACGCCGATAGTGGGCGTGGGCTTTCGTTAGGCGAAAATGCCTATGTCGAGCAAATGGATTATGGCTCTGCAATTGGTGCAAATGCAAGGGTTCATGGGGCTAACTCAGCCACACATGCTGTGGCATTGGGAACTTCTAGGGCGGCTGGAAGTCATAGTTTTGCGGCGGGTATATCTAGTAACTCTAGCAGCTATGGCGCTCAAGGCAATTACAGTCTGTCGATTGGTCAGACATCCAAAACGACTAGTTCAAATGCAATAGCTTTGGGATCGTCTAACACATCTTCAGGTGTGCGTTCTGTAACGCTAGGCGGCGAGGTAAATACCGCAAGTGCAGAAAATAGTTATGCATTTGGAGTACGTTCCGTTTCAGACAAAATTGGTCAATATGCATTTGGATGCTGGATAGGCCAGCAAGGTGGGATGATGGTCTTAAAGGCCGATACCACTAACGCAACGCCAAAGGCTATGGCCTCAAACAATAATGCGGGTGGGTCTACTAACCAAATCATTTTACCTAACAACAGCGCTTACGCCTTCCACGGCACTATCGTCGCACGTCAAAAAGCCTCTGAAGGCACAGCAAGTGCGGCTTGGAAAGTCGAGGGTCTTATAAGACGCGAGGGCAGCGCAGGAACAACAGTCCTAGTTAACTCAGCAACCACCGTCTTAGATAATACGCCGTCATGGGGCATGGCACTATCTGCTGACACGACTAATGGCGGGCTAGCAATTACAGTAAATGGCGCTGCCTCTACAAACGTTAAGTTCGTCGCAAACATCACGACATCAGAACTTACATATGCCTAAAGGAGATAACCAATGGCTATTCAACACAACATATCTGAAGCGAACTCCGATTATGGCATTTCGTTCTCAGGCGCATACTACCGCATCGTGACAGCGAGCATCTCGCGCCAACGTGGAACTGACCCCAAGTTCAGCGTCATGATTGATCTGTCAGCATATGCTACAAGCTCGCCGACCGATGACACCCGCGAAGTGGACTTCAAGCGCATGAGCGCAAGCCTGACTGATGTAGAAGCTGCTTCTGGCGCTACGTTCTTGGACAAGTGCTATGCTTGGGTCATGGCTCAGGACGACATGTCAGGATCAACGGCGGTATAACTTATGGCTTTAACGATAAATCACCAGACGAATGACATCTCAGCCACTAGCGGCAGTGTGACGATTGACGGCGCTGCGGCTGGCGGTGGTGGTGGGGCTTTAGAGTTTGTTAGCAAAACTACGGTTAGCTCTTCTGTTGCACAGGTAGATTTTACTAGCCTTGATGATGACGCAGTTTACAGAATAATTGGTAAATACGTTGTCTTTTCAGAAAGCACTTTCCCTAAGATTGACTTGATGAACGCAAGCAATGTTATTCAAACAAGCTGTTGTGCATATCGGAGGGATGGTTCAAGTACATTAACTATAACCTCGGGCCAAGATTTTATAAACTGTTATACTCTTGACACTAATCGGCATGGTTTTGTTTTAGATTTATCTACAAAGGCTGATGGTAACTGGATACTTTATAGGGGCCACGCTCCTAAAAGTGCGGGTGCTGCAATTATTCACGGCTCTTATGATGCAAACAACACAAGCACTAGAATTGGTGGAATACGGTGGAGACCTAACGGTGGAACAATTAGTTCAGGTCAATTTCTTCTTTATAAATACAAGGAAAGCTAATGGATAAAATGGTTAATGGTTCATTGGTTAAGATGACTGATGAAGAGGTTGCAGAGTTCAGCGCAAGGCAAAATCAAAACGATTGGCTGCACAACCGTATGGTGTCTTACCCGCCGATTTCAGATCAGCTAGATAAAATATTCCACGAAGGTTTGGACGCTTGGAAGGCTGATATACAAGCCATCAAAGACGCAAACCCGAAGCCGTAAGGAGTAACACATGCTAGGTTTCAGCCCACTAGCGTCTGCCCCCTTAGCGGATACTGGGGTTGTTGCAGAAGCAGCATTTGGCCTTGATGATATTGTTGCTGGCGCACCCACGGTTGCCGCATCAACAATCAGTCAGGTTCATGCGCTTACGTCTGCTGACATTACGGCGGGTGTGCCTACTGTAGCTGCGTCTAGCATTGCGCAAGGGCAAGCTTTAACGGCTGATGATATTACATCTGGTGTGCCTATTGTTGGCTCGCCTGACCTAGATCACAATCACGCATTTAGCGGCGATGACATCGTGGCTGGCGTTCCTGTTCTTTCTACGCCGACAATATCTCAGGATATAAACTTAACAGCAGCAGGGATTACAACCGGCGCTCCAACTGTTGAGAATGCAAGCCTCACAGATCAAACGTTATTTACGCCCATTGATATTGTTGCTGGCACACCAACTATTGCTGATGTTACGATTAGCCAAGTTCACAATGCAACCGCGTTGGATATTGTTGCGGGTGCGCCTGTTGTTGGCCCTGCTTCTATAGGCGAAAATCACAGCTTAACATCAACAGATATTACGGCTGGCGCTCCGACAATAGAAGCATCTACGTTAGTTGAGAATAACCCGCTAACGTCAACAGACATCACGGCTGGCGTTCCTACTGTTGCTGACGCAACGGCAGACATCGTTCACGTTATAACGCCTGACGGCATATCTACCGGCACCCCGACTGTCAGCGCTCCAAGCATCACGCAGATCCACAGCATTACGCTAGATGACATCGTGGCCGGTGCGCCAACCGTTGGCCCAGCGCGGTTTAAGTGGCAGGTCGAGCCTGTCGGGCCAGAAACATGGACAGAGCAAGCTGTCGGCGCGGAGACATGGACGGAGCAGGGGTCAACAGATCCGACTTGGACAGAACAGGAAGCGGCATAGTGTTTGCTGGCAAAATGATATATAGTGCAAAAAAGCGCGAGGCGATTAAATGACGATTAGCATAACCAAAAGTGTCGTGGGTGGCTCAGAGAATACTTGGGGGTCCACGACTAACCAAGCTCTTGATGACATCGTTGACGTTCTGAACGGTAATACCGCAAGCACCCCAGATTTGACCGCTGGATCATGGAAGGTTGGCGGCACGGCTGTTACTTCATCAGCGGCAGAGATAAACAAGCTGGACGGATTTACTGGGGATGCTGCTGACTTAAATTACGCAAAGGATTTGCGGGCAACCGGCGTAACCACAACTGAGTTTGACAAGCTGGATGGTTTAACAGCCTCTACTACGGATTTAAACATTTTATCTGGTGCAGCAGCGGCAGGCGTCACAAGCACTGAGGTTGGTTATTTAGACGGCGTCACCAGCAACATCCAGACACAGTTAAACAATATTTCTGGTGTACCCGCTGGCGCTATTATCCTTTGGAGCGGTTCTACAGCAAGTATTCCGAGCGGTTGGGTCTTGTGTAACGGTAGTAATTCAACGCCAGACCTAAGAGACAGATTTGTTGTTGGAGCAGGTAGCACCTACGCCGTAGACGCCACAGGTGGCGCAAGCTCAGTCACGCTGTCAACCAGTCAAATCCCCGCGCATAATCACAGTGCAAGCTCTTCGACTACAATCAGCGATAGCGGCCACAGTCATTCGATTCCTGCCCTTATAGGTACTGAAACAGGATCAGGAGGTACTACTTCGACTGTTAGCCAAGGTACTTCTGTAGCTGCATCAACAAACAGCGCCACCACAGGTATAACCGCGTCTACGTCTACAAGCATTGGAAACACAGGCGGCGGTGGAAGCCACGAGAACAGGCCGCCATACTATGCACTAGCCTACATTATGAAGACATAACACATGACCCTCGTACCTTTAGACATCCCCGCTGGATTTTACCGAAACGGCACTGACTTAGAGCAGTCTGGTCGCTGGCGCGATGGCAGCTTGGTTCGCTGGCGTGATAACAGCCTTAGACCAGTCGGCGGCTGGCAAGAACGCAAGGCGTCATTCAGCACGAACCCTGTGCGCGGAATGCACACATGGGAAGCTAATAACGGCACTGCTTATGTAGCTGGTGGCTCATATAACGAGCTTAAAGCTATGACGGGTAACGGAACCGTGTATGACATTGCGCCAACAGATTTAACGGCTGGCCGTGAGAATGCGGAAGTCGAAACGGGTTACGGTTACGGTTTTTATGGCGATGGCTTCTATGGAACGCCGATCCAGCAAAATGCAAACGCTGTGCCAGAAGAGGCCACGCAGTGGAATATAGATAACTGGGGCGAGTATTTGGTTGCTTGCAATAAGGATGACGGGCGCTTGTTGGAGTGGCAGTTAAACCCAGCAGCCAAGGCAGCGCCAATCTCAAATGCTCCTACCGGTAATCTTGGCTTAGTTGTAACGGAAGAGCGCTTTATTTTTGCCTTGGGCAGCGGGAGCAACCCGCGTAAAATTTCATGGTGTGACCGCGAAAACAACACATTATGGACTCCAGCAGCCACAAACGAGGCTGGTGACATTGAGCTTGCCGACAGCGGCCAGATCATGCAGGGCATCAGAACGCGAGGCCAGACGCTTATTCTAACAGACACATCAGCCCATACAGCGCGATACCTTGGCCCGCCTTATGTATATGGCTTTGAGCGTGTTGGCACATCATGTGGGGCTATATCTCGAAAGGCTGCATCTGATGTTGATATGGGCGTGTTCTGGATGGGCCAGCGCGGTTTCTTCAGGTTTGATGGCAACAGCGTTCAAGAAATACCCTGCGATGTCTTCGACTATGTGTTTGGCGACTTCAATCCAGCGCAGCAATCAAAAGTCTGGTCATTTGCAAATGGTCAGTATGGTGAGGTTTGGTGGTTTTACTGCTCTGGAACGTCTACTGAAATAGATCGCTATGTTGCTTACGACTACAAAGAGGGACATTGGTTAATTGGCAACTTGTCTCGCACCGCTGGCGTTCAGCGCGGTGTTTTCCGCTATCCATTTATGGCGGGTCACAACGCAGACAGTGATATATATGAGCATGAAGTGGGCCTCAACGTAGACAGCTCATCAATCTTCGCCGAAAGCGGGCCAATATCTATTGGCGCTGGAGATCAGGTTGCG